GGCTAAAAAAAATGGCGCAATCCATAGTCGTAGATGGGGACTACGACGCTCTTGCTAGTAGATATCTTAAATTTGTTTATGATTTTGAAAATGTAACTTATCAAAATAATTACTTCGCCACAGATAAATTTAAAAAAGACATAGAGCAATATCTTAAATCAATCCATGATGGAGAAAAGATTACACAGTCTAAGATTGATGAAAAGGAAAAAATACTGTTAGATAGAGTGCCTGCTGAAGAAAGATGTTTAATTTCAAAATTAGTATTCGCATATGGAAAACATGGAAATGTAGAAAATAAACTAGTAAAATATGGAGTAAAAGATGCGTTATCGCATGCACCTCAAAAAGACGCTAAACCTTATGAAAACAACATAATTACGTCTGAAATTTTTAAAGAAAAATCAGAATACACTGATATATACATGGACCCATCAATTAATACATCCTGTCAATCAAATTGTCAAGCTATGATGTTCACAATTTCTGAAATGAAATTAAATAATATTAAAAATGCTGCTAGATTAGAAAAACTATTTACGATTATTGCTGCTACAATTAATAAATATGGAATGCCTAGACATAATACTCGATATAGATATGAATGGGAAACGATGAAAAATAAACCATATCATTTAGCGGCGTGGATAAATTCAAGCATCGAAATGATTGCATGTGTTGTTGATCATCACACTTATATGATAGCCAGAGAATTAATTGTAAAGTCATTTACAAACAGAACATCATTAGCGAAATTAGTATCATCACCAATGACAGTACTGACAGCCATGTTACCGATACGAGGTACATTTATAACTACAGAGAATTTAGAACTGGAATATTCTAATAAATCAATTAACTATTTAATATCAAAAGAGATGGCTGAAGATTTTATGCAAGCAATAAAGCAATTAAGAGATGAAGGTTTGGAATATATACCAGATTATTATGAGAAGTGGTTTAAATCTCCAGATCCTTTAACTTTTCCAAATATAGCCTTAATATACTCATTCAGTTTTCATGTTGGTTATAGAAAGCAAGCGTTGTCAGATGCTGTATATGATCAGATTACTGTAACGTATAGCGATAATGTCAATATGGAAATGTATAAAGAATATTCTGAACGTATAGAGAATGAAATATTTACCATTTTAAAAGATAAAATAATACATGAAGATAAAAGATTAGAAGAATACGAATTATCAGCGTTACTATCAATGTCATCTGCATCAAATGGAATACTAAGAGAGATAAATTTTGGAGGACAAAAAGTTAGATCAACGAAAAAGAACATGCATGTGATTGATGATATCTATCATAAAAAATATACAACAGATATACCACCTGTGGATGCAAGAAATCCAATCCCATTAGGAAGAAGAGATGTTCCAGGACGTAGAACAAGAGCTATTTTTATATTACCATATCAGTATTTTATCGCTCAACATTCATTTGCTGAAATAATGCTTAACTATGCAAAACGTGAAAGAGAGTATTCAGAGTTTTATTCTCAAGCAAATCAAGTATTATCGTATGGAGATGTAACTAGATATCTTGATTCAAATAGTATATTGTGCTTTACTGATGTATCACAGTGGGATGCTTCTCAACATAATACTAAAGTATTACGAAGATCAATAATACGAGCAATGAAAAGACTAAAACAGTTGACGCATAATATAAATATACATAAAGCTATTAATATATACATACAATCTCAAGAAAATTTAGAAAATTCATATGTATTGATAGATAAAAAAGCCATTCAATATGGCGCTACGGCATCAGGCGAAAAACAGACTAAGATCATGAATTCAATAGCGAATAAAGCTTTAATACAGACAGTTCTCGGAAAACTTATGACAGATTATACATTTGACGTTAAAATGATACGGGTTGATGGAGATGACAATTATGCTATAGTACGCTTTCCTATCGCAATAACTGAAAAATTACTGTCAGAATTCACATCAAAATTAAGATCATATTACTCAGAAATGAATGTAAAAGTAAAAGCATTAGCATCACTCACAGGATGTGAAATCGCAAAAAGATATGTAGCTGGTGGAATGTTGTTTTTTAGAGCTGGTGTGAACATACTCCATCATGAAAAGAGAAACCAAGATTCAGCATATGATATGGCGGCTACATTATATGCAAATTACATAGTAAATGCTTTAAGAGGACTTACTATGTCAAGAACATTTATATTAACTAAAATATGTCAGATGACTTCAATTAAAATCACTGGTACATTGAGATTGTTTCCAATGAAATCAATATTGGCATTGAATTCAGCATTCAAAGTATTTGATGAAGTAGATTATGTTATTAACTATCCAATATCAAATCTATTTATACAGTTGCAAAGGAAGCTAAGTTCAATTAAAGCGAAATCTAAAATTGCTGATAATATCGCAAAGTCACCGCAGTTTAAATCATACGTTGAATTGCTCAACAAATCACTAACTACTGATGAAAATCCAATTGTTTCAGATGGAATTCGATTGACTGAAAAAGCAAAACTCAATAGTTATGCACCAATAGCATTAGAAAAAAGACGGGATCAATTTAGTATAATGGTATCATTTCTACAAAATCCAACTACTTTTAAAAGTGAAACTGTAGTTACTATAAATGATGTTTTATATTTCATATCAGGGTTTATCAAGATTGATTCTTCAACAGTACTACCGAAAGAAGAGAATAACACAATGCCACTATTACCTGCAATTATAAAACGTACATTGAGCTATTTCGGTCTGAGAACACACGACTATGATATAAAAGGATCCTCATCGACTGTGTCAAAAATAATCAAACAGTATTCTGTATATACTCCTGGAATTGAAGAACTGTATGAAATAGTTAATAAAAGCGTAGATACTATAAGAGGTTATTTTGCATCGTTTAATGTACCAAAGGCTGATGTTGATACCTATATTAGTACTCAGATGTATAAACATGACAGATTTAAAATACTGCAAGCTTATATTTACAATTTATTGTCAGTTAATTATGGAATGTACCAATTGGTGGATCTAAATTCAGCGAGATTCTTTGATCATGTTATTCATACACCAATGGCTAAAACACCAACAGCTGTTTTTATGATAGATCTAGCATTAAGATTAAAGATCATAAATCACTGTATAGAAAAGGGTGAAATAATAACTGTGTCAGTACACGCTAATAAAACTGACTATCTTAAGCTGTGGCGTATGCTATGGAATGTTAAAACGATGAATTCACCATATTCGAAGAATTCAATGTTTGATGAGTAAGAGAAGTGGATTGCATATTGTGGCT